TTGTAGATACAGAGAAAGTGAAGGTGTACTAATGGTTACAGTTGAACAGTTTCTTAAATGGAAGATACTACCTAGATGTATGATGCTTGCAAGTACAGTCATGTCATGGAGATGTGCTGAATGGTTTATGGATTTAGATGCACCGACTGCTGCACAGTCAGCCTTTGTATCTGTGGTAATGGGTGTAATGACAGGTGTATTTGGTATATGGATGGGTCACGAACATAAAGGAGATAAGTAATGTTAACAGCATTGATAGGGCCAGTAAGTAATTTACTTGGTAAGTTTATAGAAGACAAGGACATGAAGAATAAGTTGGCACATGAGGTGGCAACAATGGCAGAGAATCATGCACAGGAATTAGCTAAAGGTCAGCTAGAAATTAACAAGGCAGAGGCACAACATAAATCTATTTTTGTTGCTGGTTGGAGACCTTTTATTGGCTGGACCTGTGGCATAGCTTTGTGTTGGCACTTTGTCCTAGCACCTGTTACTATGTTTGTGTGTGCATATTTGTCTGTGCAAATACCCGAATTGCCAACTTTTGATATGGGTTCACTTATGACAGTTTTGATGGGAATGCTCGGATTGGGCGGCTTGAGGACATATGAAAAGCAAAAAGGTTTAACCAAATGATGTTATGGCATTGGTTAACATTAGCTAAGTTTTTTAATAAAATAGGTAATTATTTTTATTACAAACATGTAAAATGTTTAAGAGTATTACAAAGTAGAGGTAAATAATTGTGGACGGAATTAAATTAGCAGAGTATTTATATAAGAACATACGTCAAAGAAAAGAGGATTTAGCTCAATCTTTGGCTGATGGTTCGATAGACTCAATGGAAGACTATCGGTTCATAACAGGTCAAATACGAGGAATGACTTGGATTGAAGAAGAATTAAAATCCTCGATGAAAGGTACAGACTTAGATGACTAAGAAACTGATCGTGCCAGAACGGTTTGTGGCACAAAAAAAAATCAATCCGACTTCTCCCTCTATAAGTAAAGCATTTGATGATAAAGAAGATGCTAATCCAAACTCAAAAGACCCTTCTAAAATGGAAAGATCAGCTCTTGATCGTTTACCAAGCCCAACTGGTTACAGGATGCTTGTTATTCCATATTACGTTCCAGAAAAAGTTAATGGTATTATAATACCTGATAAGACTAGGGATCGTGAAAGTTTTGCAAGTGTTGTAGCCTATGTCGTAAAAATAGGTCCTGACGCTTATAAAGATAAAGATAAATTCCCAAGTGGAGCGTGGTGTTCTGAGAAAGATTGGGTACTTATGGGTAGATATGCTGGAAATAAGTTCAAAGTGGATGGTTTAGAGCTAAGAATCATAAATGACGATAATATTATTGCATCTATACTTGACCCTAAAGATATTTCTTATATATAATGGAGAACATAATGAACAATGAAACACAGACACAAGAAACACAGGAAGAAAATTTTGTCTACGAAGTAGAAGAAGAAACACCTGTAGTTGAAGAAAAAACTAAAACTTCATCAGAAAAAAAAGATGAAGAAAACCGAACAATTGTTCGTGAAAAATCTGAAGAGCCAGAAGAGCTTGAGGTATATAGTGACAATGTTCAAAAAAGAATTAATCAATTAACTGCTAAACGTAAGCAAGCATTAGAAGAAGCAGAAGCTGCTTTTAATTTTGCTCAACAACAAAAAAATGAAAACGAACAATTAAAACAACAGCTTAATCAGTTAAATCAAGGCTATACTTCAGAGTTTGGTAATAGGATTGAGTCACAAACTGCTCAAGCTAAAAAACTTTATAAGGAGGCTTTTGATGCTGGAGATGCTGAAAAAATGTCTGAGGCAAGCGACCTCATGGCTAAACTCGCTATTGAAAACGAAAGACTCAGAATCCAAAAAGCTCGTGTTGAGCAAGCGGGAACAGTTAGAAATAATGAGGAAAAGGGCAATGTTGAACAGAACACAGCCCAAACGAGGCAAACTCCTCAAAAACAAGACTTAGATCCTAAGTTACAAAAATGGTTGGATAATAATTCTTGGTTTGGAACTGATATGATTATGACAAGTGGAGCAAGAGCTATACATGAACAATTAGTTGGACAAGAAGGTTTTGATCCATCAACTGATGATTATTATGCAGAAGTTAGCAAGCGTATGGCTGTTGAATTTCCGCACAAATTTAAGGGAGGACAGAAAAACGCCCAGTCTGTAGCTCCTGCGTCCAGTGGACGGTCTCTAAAAAAGGGTGGTAAAAAAACTATTGAGCTTACACCTGGTCAGGTAGCCTTTGCAAAAAAAATGAGAATACCTTTAGAAAAGTATGCACAGGAAGTAGCTAAAATAGAAAAAACAAAAGGAGTAGCGTAATGGCTGATCGTACTAATCGAGAGTCGCAAACTCGTGAAAAAACTGCGAGAGTACAACAATGGAAGCCACCATCAACGCTTGATGCTCCAGAAGCACCTGTGGGTTATAAACACAGATGGATAAGAGAACGAGTTATGGAATATGATGATAGGTCAAATATTCATAAACGGCTTAGAGAAGGATATGAATTAGTTCGTGCTGAAGAATATCCCGACTTTGATGCACCTGTAATAGATGAAGGCAAAAATGCTGGAGTAATCGGTCAGGGTGGTCTTTTGTTAGCACGGATACCTGATGAACTTGTTGAGCAAAGAAATCAATATTTTCAAAGCAAGACAAATAATCAAATGGAGGCTATTGACAGAGATATGATGAGAGATTCAAATGCTGCAATGCCTATGCTTAAACCAGAGAGAAGGTCTCAAGTCGCTTTTGGTGGCAAGAAACCTGACTCATAATTTTAATTTTTAGGAGATAGAAATGGCAAATCAAGATGCTGCTTTCGGAATGCGTCCTGTTAAAAGAATAGGTGGAACACCCTATACTGGAGGACAATCCCGATATAGAATCGCTGCCAACTATGGAACTGCTATATTTCAAGGTGACATGGTTATGCAAGTCACTGGCGGAGGCGTAGAAATTCACGCTGATGGTGGTACTGTTCCAATAGTTGGAGTGTTCAATGGTTGTAGATATACAGACCCTACAACTGGAAAAGAAACTTTTTCCAACTACTACCCTGCAAGCACAAATGCTAGTGACATTGAGGCTTTCATTATAGATGACCCAAGCGTTATCTTTGAAATCCAAGCTGCTGCTGCATTTCCAGTTGCAGATTTATTAGGTAACTTTGACATTGTTTATACCACAGCAGGTTCAACTGTAACTGGTATTTCTGGTGCAGAGTTAGATGTAACAACAGGTGCAACGACTGCTGGGTTACCTCTGAAAGCGATTGATATTTCGCAAGATCCAGAGAATAGCGATGTTTCATCAGATGCAACCAATGTCTATGTTGTGATTCAAAATCACATATTTGGACAAAAGGGTGCAGGATTAGCATAAGGGAGTTTAGATTATGGCTATATCAAGAGCGCAACTAGTTAAAGAACTAGAACCTGGTCTAAATGCCCTGTTTGGCATGGAGTATGACCGTTACGACAATGAGCATGCAGAAATCTATGATACTGAATCTTCAGACAGAGCGTTTGAAGAAGAAGTAATGATCAGTGGTTTCGGCAATGCTGCAACTAAATCAGAGGGTGCTGGTGTATCTTTTGATAGTGCAAACGAAGTATATACATCAAGATATACAATGGAGACAGTTGCATTAGCTTTCGCATTAACTGAGGAAGCAATGGAAGATAATCTCTATGACCGTCTTGGTGCTAGATACACAAAGGCACTAGCAAGATCAATGGCACACACTAAGCAAGTAAAAGCTGCTTCAGTTCTAAACAATGCGTTTAGTTCTAGCTTTACTGGCGGTGATGGGAAAGAGCTTTGTGCTACAGACCATCCTCTAGGTGGTGGTGGAACATTTTCAAATGAGCCATCAAGTGCCGCTGACTTAAATGAAACATCATTAGAGAGTGCATTAATTGACATTTCTAATTTTGTTGACGAGAGAAACATGATTGTAGCTCTTCGTGGTATGAAGTTAATCATTCCACCAGCACTACAGTTTGTTGCTGATCGTTTGTTAGAGTCAACTCTAAGACCAGGAACTGCTGACAATGATGTCAACGCAATGAAAAACATGGGTATGTTACCAGAAGGTTATGTAATTAACCATTTCTTAACAGACACAGATGCGTTTTTCATCAAAACAGATGCTCCAAATGGTTTCAAATATTTTGAAAGAACACCATTAAGCACAAGCATGGAAGCAGACTTCGACACAGGAAATATGAGATACAAAGCAAGAGAAAGATATGCTTTTGGATTCTCTGATCCTCGTTGTGTGTTTGGATCACCAGGCGCAGCTTAACGAACAATTGTTCGATTATTGAAAGGGTGGCTTGCGAGTCACCCTTTTTTTATGTATAATAAAATTACCTTGACGAACAATTATGTTCGACAACAGCCAAGACAAGGAGATTAACATGGCTAATACTACTTTTTCAGGTCCAATCCGTTCAAAGGGTGGATTTAAAGAAATCGATGAAAACGCAACAACTGGCGTAATTACAGAAAATATTTCAATCACACATGATGGAACAAACAGTGTTGTAATTATCAAAGATCTTCCAACATCAGATCCAACTGTTGCTGGTCAAATTTGGAGCAACTCAGGTGTTCTAACTGTATCCGCTGGATAAAGGAGAGCATAATGGCAGTTAGGTCTGACGTAAAAGCCTTTAATCACGATCAAGGTGATGTCGCAGCGGTTGTAGGCCCTGCAAGATCAAGAATAAGACAAATAGTAATTTTTGGTAATTCTGCTGGTGCATTAACCATTAAAAATGGTTCAGGTGGATCGGATATATTAGTTCAGAGTTTTCCAACTGGTTTACATACTTTGAATATTCCAGATGCAGGAGTGTTAGCTGAAAGTGGAGCATATATACATGCTTTTACTGGAAGTGGTAACAAACTTACTTTGTTTTTATCCTAATGGCTAGGAAACAAGACAAGCAACCACCTAAGACTAAAAAATATTTCCGCTCCACTAAAAGTGGTGCGGGAATGACTAAGGCAGGTGTTGCTCGATATAGAAGAGAAAATCCTGGTAGCAAATTAAAAACTGCTGTCACTGGCAAAGTAAAAAAGGGTAGTAAGGCTGCTAAAAGACGTAAATCTTATTGCGCAAGATCATTAGGGCAACTTAAAAGAGCATCAGCTAAAACAAGAAATGATCCTAATTCAAGAATTAGACAAGCTAGAAGAAGATGGAAGTGTTAATGAAAGCGTCAGACGTTTTAAAACTACTAGAAAAACATGAAGCTCAGTGCGATAAAAGATATGCCGAGATTCAAGATAAACTTAAATCTTTGGATAGTAGGATATGGGGTATTTATGGTGTCATTATAGTTGTTGCAGTGCTTGAAAAGGTATTTTAGATGGTTATAGGTCGTTCTCAAATGAG